GTATACGTACAGACGGGCTCTTGACTGTGAACCCCATCAGAGCTGAAGTCTGATCAGAATCTAGATACTCTAAGCCTAGATTCTTTACATCTTCATCATTAAATTGTCTGTCAATCAGGAATTGTTTGTATAACGTCTCTGGCTTAATTGTCATGTTATTAAAACCCATTCTTATGCCCTTTATGTCAGAATCGTAGTGTTAGGTCAAAAATCCCCTCCTAAGAGGGGACAATGTAATGTTACTTTACCATGCTTTAAGCGTAATGAGTAACATCTTTCATCAGTAGTTGATGAATTCTAAACACAACGTCTTTATTTTTACCGCCGATGTGCCATTTGGTAATCTCTTTAACATCAGGTGCATCAGGGCCTAAGTAATTCTGACCACTTTTATAATTGTAAATGGTAGCAACCTCTTTATCTGGAAACTGAATTTTCCATTGAGCATCAGTCTTAAAATCATCATAGCCGTCAGTCATTGGCTCACCGAACATGTCTATGATACGAGCATATGAAAGCTCATGTAAATAAGCTAAAAGTCCTGTGCCATCAACATTGATTGGCTTATCGTTATGTGTAAGAAAAGGTTTGTCGGTCATTTTGGTTCCTTTAAATGTTGATTAAGTTTAGTCATAAACTCTTGAAATCCGGCAGAGTTATGTGGTTCTATGTATTGTGCTGATGCCAGAATAACCTTTTGTTTTCTTGCATCATACCTACAAAGTTGGATATCGAAATATAATGACTGAAAGTTATACCAAATATGTAATACTTCTTGTATATCATGATGATATTGTACAGAAATAGTAGACACGTTTGACGCTGACATACCGCGATCAACAGCTTCAAAGCCATGAGTAATAATTGCTTTCTCGATCATGCCAAGGACTTTTTGTTGATACGTAATCATTTAAACTCCACTTCTGTAATTGTATAACTGGTTAACATGTGCTTGATTGCGTCATTCTGAGCATCAATCTTGCGTTCGTAGACGCCTAGAACGTCTTTTTCATCAATAAGAATGTAGACATTACTAGGCTTAGTTTGGGTTTTGTACTTTTTAGGTGATGGCATTATTCGTCCTCTTCTTTGTCATCGAAATTATCGTCTGCTGTATTAATCGTAATGCTACCAAATTGTAAACTGCCTTCTTGGCTACGAGTACACAATGTGTTGTAGTCGAACTTAACAAGTTGAACTATTGCACGATTATCGCGGACTGTAGGAGCCGCATAAACGTAAGGCACAAGACCTATTAAGCCGGCATCGACCGGGTAAGATTTACCGTCGCTACCACGATACGTACCATCACCATACATGGTTGAAAAACCAAGGATCTTATGGCCATTAACCTCGCCTATTGGCGTATTGAAATAGTCACAAGATTTAAGTAACTTATGCCAGTCTTTGTCTGGGACTGTATAGCATGGATCACCAAGCACGTAAATGCCTGGTGGAACCATTACTGAAAAAGAACGAATGGGTAAAAGTTCCACTTTTATCTCCTTAAATGTCGAAAGTAATGTTGAGGTTATCACGTATATAATCAGCAATTCGACCATCGATATCTACATGACTATCAAGATCGAAATTATTAGACATATAATTATCTATGTTGCTTTCGATAGCATCGTTAAATGCATCGTTGTCTATCGCTTCTTCGATGACATGAATAATACGATCATGAAGGCTGTTTTCGAGGCTTTCGATTTTAGTAGCCATTTGATGCATGGTTAATGACATAAGTTTGAGCAAATCAGCAAGTGAAGTCTCTGCTGTAGGTGCAGTTGGTGTTAAAGATGGTATTGCTGGGATTTGATGTTCTTGGCACATTTGAAACTCCTGTTTAAGTTAAGAATTAAGAAAACTACTTTTTTACCACTAGATTCATTATACCACATTTTAGTACTTTTGTGTTTCACTATGTGAAATAGTTTCTGTGGCGTCGGGCTTGTTGTCAGGTTTGTTAACATGGTGAAAAATATCCCAGTTCTCAGGCCGAACGTTTTCTCGAATTGCGCCGTAGATTGCCAAAGCAGACGGGCTGTCTGCAAGCTTTTCGCCATCTGGAACTTCGATGTCGATGTAGAATCGGTAGATCTGCATACTGTTTCCTTTCGGTTATTGTCAAAGACATGCTCACGCATGTTTCGGCTATTTAAGCCTCGTCAGTTTGACTGTTCCATCTCTTGTAAATAGTGATCTACGCAGTCTGATACTCTGTCATCATCCGCGCAGTAAAACGTGTATTCGCCGACCTTTGTAATACATGTTTTATCCACGTACTCGAAGGCACCGTAATAGTTAATTGCCTGAACATGGTACGTATCAGCGATAATGTACCGATTACAGTCACTAATATAAAGTAGACCGCACCTTGTATCGAGGCCTAGCTTATCAGCTTGAACTAATCGAGCATGTAGTTGTAAAAAATCATTACAACCGTCATTCAGGTTGTTCAGAAACTCTTTTGCGTTGTTTGCTTTTTTCATGATTGTGATCCTGAGTGAGTAGGTTGTAAGAATTCATGCGGAAATGCTCGTACTAAACGGGTTGCATTATCGAAATCTGCTTTATAAAACAGACGACCAAGGTTGGATGAAAAGCCACCGCCAGTGGCTTCCATTCTTGCTGCGTTCGCATGCGCGACCCAGTACTCTTTTTCTGTCAAACGATTTACTTGTTCCATGGTTGATCTTCTCTTTCTACCCACTTGGCACCAATGACGCCAGGGAAATATTCGCATATGCGTGCTGGATCTTCTTTGGCGAAGTGAACCAATACTCGACCTGTGGAAGACGGCTTATGAGGTGGGACGATGCCACGAACTACAACTTGGTCACCGCGGAAGGTCATGGCATGATCGCCGACTTTGACCTCGAATGCTGGATTTTTTTCGTAGACTAATTTCATGTTATACTCCTGTTTTGTGTTAAGAAATTTGAATCACGTATTAAATTACTACCATTCTATTATACCATACTTTATAGTTATCTCATTTCACATTGTGAAATAGTTAAAACTATCTAGTTCTAGATTAAAAGGTCAAATGAAGGGAATATTGGGTCAGTTACGCTTATTTACCAAGCGTTAAATAACAGAGAGGGTAGTTTTTTGATGAGATACAGATAAAAAGTGCTTTCTGTAACATCTCGTAACTGTCTAGGCCTAGGCTGTGTGTACACGGTAACTTAGTTTCATAGTTACATTTCCTTAAATATAATATATAAAATATATATTTATATAGAGGCAATCAGGGTGGTGCTGAATTGAAACTTGTATCCTACCTTGTAACCTACCGTCTGACCATTGGCGTGGTAGAATGGATCCATCGTACACACCGGAAAGAATTATGGATGATTGGCGCCCTCGTTGGTATTACATTATGAAGAACAAGACTTCAGATAAGATGTACATTGGTCAAACAGTGATGTCTCAGATGAATTCTTATTGCGGTAGTGGTAGGTATTGGATCGCACATTGCACTAAGCACGGGGGCCATCACCGCGACAACGTCGAGGTTATTTTTCAACAATGGTTCGATACAGAAATAGAAGCAAAGAATTGGCTTAATTCTCTTCCGTTCCAATATTGGAAAAGTAATAAATATGCAAATCAAGCGATCGAAACGACAAAAGACTCTCCTTTGAGTGGTATTACTTTAGAAATGAGACAAAGAAATGGTAGATTAAACAGCAATAAGCTGAAAGGTGTGCCTAAGTCTACTGAACATGCTGCAAATATTTCCAAAGGTAAAAAGGGAATTCCTCAAACCCTTGAGCATATTGCAGCATTGTCAATAGTTAGAAAAGGTCGTAAATTATCACCTGAACACATTGCAGCTCGTTCATTTGGCATTAAAGCATCAAGACTAAACAAACTTATTAATTCTATTTGGAAGGAAACAGCATGAAACGAGATGAAATTGAAAAGAAAGTCGGTCGTCCGACCAAATACAAGCCTGAATATTGCCAAGAAGTTATTCAAATGGGCTCAGAAGGTAAGAGCAAAGAACAAATTGCCGCAAAATTAAAGCTAAATTGGGGAACACTAGATAACTGGGCTGAGCAGCACGATGAGTTTTTGATGGCCTTGCGCACAGCTAAGGAGCTCGAAATGGCTTATTGGGAAGATCTAGGCATTTCGCACATAATCGAAACTCCTGGATCTTCGAGACTTAATGGTGGCGTGTATAATCGAATCATGGCAGCGAGGTTCCCATCCAAATACAGTGAGCGGAACAAAGTAGAGCTAACGGGCGCCGATGGTGGAGCCGTGAAAGTCGAGTCTACACACTCAATTGCTCAGGAGATTCTGACTGACCTACTAAGCGACATGCAACCTAAGACAAAGTAAACGGGCTCTAGCTTTCTGACTGAGATGCTCAGATTCAGAACGAAATCTTGATTCTGAGCTCAGTAAAACGGGCTCTAGCTCTGCCCAGAAAGAGCTCAGATTCAGCTCGTGATCCCGATTTAGATCTGAATCTTTTCTGTCACATGCTGAAAGCTCGTTTCACATCGTGAAATGTTTCAGAAATGTTACGCGTAACTTTCACATGCTGAAAGCTAGTTTCATATGATGAAATGTTACGACAATATTACTCGTAACATTTCACATTATGAAATTGCGCGTAAATAACACAAACTCAGTAAAAAGTACATAAATATTTATAACTATTTCACATTGTGATAGATTTCATGATGTGAAATAGTTAAATTATTTTACTAAATCTATATACTTTTTACTAAAAACCATATAGAATAGTACTCAGGTAGGAAATATTCTATCTAAATTTAAATTCTTAATTCTAAACGAAAGGTATTAAATCATGAAAACGATCTTCGCAATTAAAAATATCGAGTGTTTCCCTTCAAAATTAAAAGCTAAATTAGCAAATTCTGAAATCTACGTAAATATCGAGAAAAAATCAATTATCGAATATTTAAAAACGTTACCCCAAGATTCAGACGTTTGCGAAGTTACGATGTCAGATTATATTTATATCGAGTTTATCTGATATAATCTGACTAGGTTCTAGGCCCACTACGGGCCTAGATCTGTATCTGTCGGGCTTAGGATCGGGCATCGGGCTTTTTATGCTCAGATTTCATAGGACCTCGAAACTTCCTCACAGGGGTCACTCCTGGTCGCTTCTGAGTCCACAGCACTCCGAACTTAAAGTAAACACTTAGTATCTTAGCACTATGATCAAGTGCTCTGCAGCTCTCTGCAGATTTCTGTGCTATAATGGCAACATGCCGCTTACTGATGCCCAGATCGAGACGATTGCCAAGAAGATTAAGAAGCACGATAAAGAGCTGAGCCAAATGTCGCCTGAGTGGCGAGCAGCGTTTAAGGCAAGGTTTAAGTGGCTGACCATCGCACTACCTCATCAGATACCGCCGCTAGAATCAGAGTGGAAGACATGGATGTTGCTAGCAGGCCGTGGCGCAGGTAAGACAAGACTCGCCGCAGAGTACACATGGTGGAAAGCCTGGAGTGAACCGAAAACAAGGCACCTAGTCGTTGGCCCTACATCTGCCGATATACGAGATGTGTTGTTCGGAGGAGAGTCAGGTCTGCTGAATGTGATCCCGCCTGAGATTATTGAGAACTACGGTATCAGTCTACATGAGCTGACTTTAAAGAATGGATCGCTGATTAAGGGAATTGCAGCGTCAGAGCCTAGCCGATTCCGCGGTCCTCAGTGGCACAGTGTCTGGTTTGACGAGCTATGCGCCTACCAGTACCTCGATGAGACTTGGGACATGGTGATGTTCTCATTGCGTTTAGGCAAAGACCCCAAGACCGTCATCACCACGACTCCTAAACCTGTGCCGAAAGTGGTGGAGCTAAACTCGCAAAACATGAACGGCGAAGTCTGGATCACAACCGCCAGTACGTACTCAAACTTAGCAAACCTAGCACCTACATTCCAGAAGCAGTTATTACAGTACGAGGGGACTAGTCTTGGCCGACAAGAGATTCACGCCGAGATTCTAGACCCAGAAGAATCAGGGTTAGTTAAACGGTCTTGGTTTAGATTGTGGAATGCCGAGAAGTCGTTTCCTGAGTTTAGTTACGTGATTCAGTCTTACGACTGTGCTGCATCTGACAAGACGATCAATGACCCGACCGCGTGTGTAGTGCTAGGTGTGTTTAGGCCGAGCGAAGATAAGGGAAATCGTGTAATGCTGATTGACTGTTGGTCTGACCATTTGCTCTACCCAGACCTCAGACAAAAGCTGCAAGACGAGTTTGAAGAGATTTATGGGAACCCGGATGAGTTTGGGTCAGGGAAGAAAGTTGATCTAGTGCTTGTAGAGAACAAGTCAAGTGGCATTGCCCTCATCCAAGATCTGCAGCAGACACGCATTCCAATCCGAGGCTATAACCCCGGTAATGCGGATAAAGCCACACGACTAAACATCGTAGCGCCGATCATCGAGAAGGGAATGGTGTACTTACCAGAGTCGACCGAGCGACCGGGCCAACCTCGCACTTGGGTTGAGCCTTTCTTGTCCGAGGTGTGTAGCTTTCCGCTCAGTAGACATGACGATTATGTCGATGCCATTTCTCAAGCACTTCGTTACCTTAGAGATGCGAACATTATCGCGATCGACTACTTTGCAGCACCGTCTGAAGACTATGCTGATGACGAGTATAGAAAAAGAGCTGAGAACCCGTACTCGATGTAAATCGCGTGTGTTAAGATAGCATATATCATCAATCAGAAGGTGACACATGGCTCTACCCACTTCCCCACCTACATACTCAGTCGATATCGGCGAACTTGATCTAAATGAGCCGTACATGGATCCAATGGGAGGGGCAGTTCCCACGAACGATTCGCAAATTGCTAAAATGCGAGCAGAGTTGGCGAACAAAGACCGATTTGACGTGCTTAAGCAAACGCCTGCCGACACGATCGAGCCGCTAACGAACCCAGAGACTTACAAGGACATACTAAGTGGTTTTGCCAGTGCAGGTGAGTCTGCACTACAAGGTGGCGTGTCAGGATTGTTCGGCGGAATTGGCGATATACTACACGGTGTAAAAGACATGTCGGTGATCCCAGGTCACCCTGCTAACTTAGACTTGTTCCCTGGCTCAGAGGTGCTTAAGAACTACTTGCCGACATTTGAAAAACCGACAGTAGACGGTAAAGAGATTCCGACTTTTTTAGGCGTGCCTTACGCAACAAGTCAAGACTATCGAACAGGCGTGTTTTCAAATCGGCTGACACCAGAGTTTGGCGATAAAGAATCGAACGAGTACATGCAAGGACTAGGATCAGTAGTTGCACCGTTCGCACTGAACAAGATAGCGCAGCTTGAAAGAGAAGCGTTAGAAGTAGCATCCAAGATTCCTGGCATGACACGTGATGGCGCACAGAAGTTTGCAATGGACTATGTCAACGCAACACGAGGCATTTACCCAGAAGGTGGTAGCCCAGGAGCACTAGCTGCCGATCTAGCGATGGGCGTTAAGAAAGGCGCCAAGACTGCAGGCAACGCCGCAGGCAATGTTGCAAAAGGCGTTGAAGATGTAACTGTAGGCAACTATCAACGAAGTAAAGTACGTAAAGCAGCATCAAATGCGCCTGCTGATGAAGTGTACAATCCGCTAAGACAGCGAGTTGCAGAAAACTATGAGCCAGGTATGCCAATGTACATGATGCAAGGTGACAAGTCACTCTTGCCTGAGCATCATGTCAATGTACAGAAAGCTAAAGAACTAGAACGGCAAGGTCAGCTAACGTCTGAGCAAATCTGGAACCAAACAGGCGCAGGCAGAGGGCTAGATCCTCGCCACTACGTGTCAGAAATTCCAGGCGGCGACCAAGCTAGATTTACGATTGACTCAAGTCAGGTTAATAATCCGAACCTTAAACTCTTAGACATCTTTAAGTTTCCTAATCTGTATAAGGCGTATCCGTTTCTTGCCGATCAGAAAGTTAAGTTTAAAGACTTGAGTGCTGAGAATGCTAAAGCGATGTACGTAGGCAAGATCATCTACATTGATCCGAAAATGATCGGGCACCCTAGTGAGTATGGCAGGATCCCGCATGAAGTAAGTCACGTCATATCAAGACATGAGGGGTGGCCTAGTGGCACAAGTCCCGAAGTAATGCCTGATTACTTGGTACTATCTGCAGCTAAAGAAATTCAAGGGTTCTTGGATCAAAAAGTCACATTAGAAAATGCAATAAAATGGACTGACGAAGGGTACAAAAAAGCAGGACTTGGTGGTATACCTGATGCTGCTATTCGTCTTGTGAAAGAGAACCAAGCCAATTTTGAGCCGACTAATCAGTTCGATATGTACAAGTACAATGCAGGTGAGCAGCAGGCTGAGCTTGATCGTCGCAGATTAGGCTACTCAGATGAAGAGCTACAAGCAAACTATCCGTTTAAGCTAGACCCTAATCCAGTCATGCCTACGTTCGGTATGACGATCAACCCAGAGCATGCGCTGATTGAGACAGGCAGAACATTTGATGGCGACCATCTCTTCACAACGTCTAAGCAATTGAACGATGAGATAAAAGCCAAAACTCTTGCGCAAAAGAAAGCTGAGCTAAAGTTTGAAGATGATCAGCCGTCTAAGATGGCGATCAAGCCTAAAGGTGGTAACTTTGAAGATAAAGTTATCGATCGAACAATTGCAGCAAGTCTACATCGAGGTGTGCCTGCATTCATAACTAGAGCAGGGCCAAACTGGATCGAAGAAGTGCAAAATGGGTCTATACAGCCGCCTTTAACAGAAGAACAGATTAAAAACTATACAAGCATGTTAGCAGTTAATAAATGGCTAGATACGCGATTAAAGAGCTATATTAAGAATGATCTAGGAACGCCTAAAGACCCAGTTCGTGAACTTATGGACCAAGGCATTTCGCATATGGGCGACATCGGCGAAGATCGTGTCATTACTGAGTCCATGCAAGGTAACATTGAGCATGATCGAAAAGCTCAGCAACAGCCGCCTGAAGGGTATGCACAGACTGATGCAGGAAAAGAATGGGAGTATCGATCAGACTATGCTATAACGCCGCATGATATCAAATCTTTTTCAGAAGCAAACCCTACGCGTGCTAAAAATGCAGGGTTCACGCCAGAGATTATAGCAAAAGACCCGAATGCTAAAATAAATATACTAGGTTACTCAATTCACGATCTTGGATTTGATCACTTAGCGGATGAGCTATCTAATGCAGTTAGCCCAACTACAGACTTGCCAAACAACTTTAGATTGACTCCTCAGCAATTAGAGCGTATGACAGTCCCTGAAGCAGTTCGTCATGTTGCAAAGATCAACAAGTATCGATCTGACTTGGCTGACAAAGCGCATGTTAAGAATTTCCCTGTATTTCAACAAAACTTCCCTGCGATTAAAACGTATGAAAACGGATCTGCATGGCATGAGATTTCACTGTCTAATGTGCCTAGCGAGCTACCTGAAGGCTGGAAAGTTGTTAAGACAAATCAGAATACTGAAACAGCAAACAATGTTGATGTATATGGGCTGTTAAACGATCAAAAGTTCTTTGAAGGCAAATTTTATGATACGCCTGAAGAAGTCTTACAGTCGTATGTTAGCCCAAAAAGCTATGATATTCTAGACAAAGCGCTTAAAGAAGAAGGCACTTTAATGGGCCATTGCGTAGGCGGCTACACAAATGATGTTGTAAGCGGTAAATCTAGAATCTTCACACTTCGTGATGCCAAAGGCAAGCCTCATGTTACGATAGAAGTTAAGCCTGAATCATACATGGATCGGGATAACGGACTAGTCAATAGCCCAGATGGGTCAGTTAAAATTACGCAGATCAAAGGCAAATCAAACACGACAATTAAGCGTAAGTATGAAGATCAAGTACTTGATTTTATTAGAAATGACTTAGGCAGTCTAGGCAAAGTTGTCGAAGTAAACGACATTGTAGGAACAGGTATTGTTGATACAACAGATGTAAACCAAGTGAAAGGGTACATCACTCAACACCAGTTAGGCAAAATCACGCTTTCTGACTTAAGTAAAAAAATTCATCAAGCTCAGTTAGATGACCCAACTTATTCTCGTTACATGAGCACGGAAGAGCTGAATGATATTGTTAATCCACCTGTAGCATCAAAGATGGCGATCAAGTCCAAAGGTGGCCAATGGCCAATTAACTTTGGGCCGGGCGAACTTGCTAAACAAGGTGGTTTAGGCAAGTATATCACTAGTTCGCTTGGTTACCCGCTTAATTCAGGACATGCTGCATTAAGTATACCTGTTATATGGGCTCGTCAAAGACTAGGTCTACCATATCAGAATCAAATGGAAGATTATATGATTCAGATGGATGAAGATGCAGATCGCACAGGAAGACCAAGAGTAACAGATGAAGTAATGACAGAAATGCTGAATAATACATTTGCGCCTGATCCGCCGCTTAAAACACCTTCTGAGCTTAAAGTTATACAAGATGCGTACAATAGTTGGATCAATGGGCCGTTTAAAAACTACATTACAAAGTTAATGGGGACAGGTGCAGACACAGACCCATTGGTTAAATTAGCAGAAAAAGGGTATGTGCCTATTGACCATGAGTCTGTTGGCTCAAATGGGGAGAGTTCTAGAATAATAGCGAGTGCGTTAAATACAACAGTGTTTAACGACCCATTCCAGCCAAAGCAGACTGCTACAACAGATCTCGGTAAAAGTCTTGAAGATGCACTAGATTCTTCAATATACGCGACTAACCCTAAGATGGTAAGCGCCATATATGGTTCAGAAAATATGCCTTATTTGTCAAAAGTAGACCCAGATAAAACTAAAATCTATGATTTAAATAGTCAATATTCAAAACTACTAGATGAGAATGCAGGATTTCATGCCATTAAGAAACAAGTCTGGGCAGATTTAATGTCAGGCAAGGAAACGCCTGAAACGATTAAAAACAGACCGATCGAGCACTTTGCTAAGCAAGTCTGGGTTAACCCGATTGAAGAAGCCAGAAAAGCAGCTAAAGATGCTCAGCTATATCACACGTATAGAGAAAAACGTCATCAAGAATTGCCTGCAGACATGACATACCCTGATGGGTCTAAAATGGTAGTGTTTAATAAAGCAACGTTTGACAATGCCGCGAATGCAAAAGATGTGATACGTGATATGTCCGTAGACACTAAAGATCTTAACCATTGCGCAGCATCAGGAGGGTTTAATTGCAGTCCGCAATACAATAAGAGGCATGCGCCTGTGTTTGAGCCTCACACAGGATTTCCTCCTGCTAAAACAAAAGGGTTTCCAGTTTACTCGCACATATCAAACATTCAATCAGGGCTAGAAGAATTTGCATCGCTTAGAGCCCCTGACGGTGAAGCAAAAGCATCACTACAGCTTGAAGAAGACCCATCAAAGCCAGGCAAAAAAGTAGTATACCAGATTAAAGGGCCTAACAATTTAGAAGTAGACCCTGCTTATCGATCAAAAGTAAAAGACTATTTAAATGACTTATACCATCAAGACAAGTTATCAAGTGTTTCAGATCGAGAACTTGAAAATATTGCGACGTATGACTTACAATTGGGCAGATCGTTTCCGCCACCTGTCGGAAATAAATTTGATGATATGGCAGCCAATAAAGCAATTATCGACCCATCTGCGATATACTATCTTAAAGAAGAATTACAAAGAGAAGGGATGGGAATAGCAACAAACTGGATTGATTCAAAATTTAAACAAGCAACAGGCGCATCGATCATGGACGAGTACGGTGAGCATACAGATGAATTTTTTAATAGTAGATCTAATAATCGCTTACAGCAACAAGTAACTAGCCGAATTGAATCAAATTTTTATAAGAACAACGACAAAACTGATGAAGAAATTCGTAGATATCGTAATGAGCTCCAAAATTATATTCTTGCTTTAGAAGACCAAAACCAGGCTATATCTCTTACATTAAAGAATCGATTTATGGATCCTGATGATTTGATCAAGTTAGCCCAAGATAGTGGGGTTGACATACTTAGAAAGCATGAGTTTAAGCCTGACCATGTGTTTAGCGGTCAAGATCGAAACATGGCAAGTCTTGAGTATGACATATGGAGAGAAGTTATACGTCAAGAACGCAACCGTGATCCTCGTGATGTAGAATATGTACAAAAATTAATAGATTTTATAGAGTCTACAAGAGTGCCAGGGTTCAAGAAAGGCGGTATAATAAAACTAGTTCAAAGTACCAATCCGCCACTTGCACAGAAAAAAGCAGAACTATCTTTAAGGAACACGTATGCCTGAAATGCCAATACCACAAGATTTTAATCGTTTTGTGAGTCCGATGTCTAAAGATGGTGAATCGAGGGAAGAACCGCTAACAGAAATGTTCGAGGAAAACACAGAAATAGAAGAACAAGCAGACGGATCAGCAATTGTTAGAGATCTTGAAACAGATAATGATTCTATACCTGACGATTTTTATGAAAACCTAGCAGAATCACTCGATGAATGGGATCTTGACAAAATCGCAATCAAATATGTAGATCTTGTTGAAAAAGACAAAGACGCAAGAGACGAACGAGACAAACAGTATGAAGAAGGTCTTCGCCGCTCAGGATTAGGTAACGATGCCCCTGGCGGAGCTCAGTTTATGGGCGCATCCAAAGTAGTACATCCAGTTATTGCAGAAGCATGTATTGACTTTGCTGCAAGAGCAATCAAGGAGCTTTTCCCGCCTGAAGGACCTGTCAGATCAAAAATAGTAGGCGAGACGACCAAAGAAAAGGTCAGTAGAGCAGAACGCAAAACAGAGTTCATGAACTGGCAATTAACTGAGCAAATCGAGGAATATCGTGACGAGCAAGAGCAAATGCTTACACAGCTACCTTTAGGTGGCTCTCAGTACCTTAAAGTATGGTACGATGAATCAAAACGACGTCCCTGTGTTGAGTTTATACCTATCGACAACATTTATTTGCCATTTGCAGCAGGTAATTTCTATACAGCGCATCGTGTAACTGAAGTACAAGACATTACGCAAGACGAGTATGATGTCAGAGTATCGCAAGGTTTGTACAAGGATATTGGTGTTTATCGAGTGTCTGAAGAGCCTGAAGAGTCAAAATCTGAAAAAGCGAACAACAAAATTGAAGGCAAAACTTCAGAAAATGATAACATTGACGGCGTTAGAAGAGTTTATCATATTTACACTTGGCTTGAGCTAGAAGATGATAAGTTCTCTAAAGGAGAACGTGCCCCTTATGTTCTAATGGTCGACGAAACAGAAAGTGAAGTTCTTGGCTTGTACAGAAACTGGGAGAATGGCGATGACACGTATACAAAGCTTGACTGGGTGGTTGAGTTTAAGTTCATACCCTGGAGAGGTGCCTATGCTATTGGGCTTCCTCATCTCATTGGCGGCATTTCTGCTGCTCTTACTGGCGCACTGCGTGCTTTATTGGACTCTGCACACATTAACAATACGCCTACAATGCTTAAACTTAAAGGCGGAAAAGTCTCTGGCCAGTCTCAAACAATTGATGTCACGCAAGTCACAGAAATAGAAGCTGCACCAGGAATTGATGACGTGCGCAAGATCGCAATGCCTTTGCCGTTTAATCCGCCAAGTCAAGTACTATTTGAGCTAATGGGTTGGTTAACAGGTGTTGCAAAAGGTGTTGTCACTACATCTGAAGAGAAAGTGGCAGATATCACATCAAATGCCCCTGTTGGCACAACTCAAGCATTAATCGAGCAAGGCGCTGTAGTGTATAGCGCAATTCACTCAAGATTACATGAGTCCCAAAGACGCGTACTGAAAATTCTAGCCAGACTGAACAGATGGTACTTAGATGAGCAGCGCAAAGGCGAGATTATTTCAGATCTAAAGATCACGACCAAAGACTTTAAGACGAACTCAGATGTCATTCCAGTATCAGATCCACATATCTTTGCAGAGAGTCAACGTTATGCGCAAATTCAGACATTAGCCCAGCGTGCTCAGGCCAACCCAGACTTGTACAATAGGTTAGCAGTTGAAAAGAGAATCTTGGCACAAATGAAACTACCAGATATTACTGAGGTGCTTCCAGACCCCGCGAAGGTACTGGAGATGAACCCAGCTCTTGAAAACGTAGCGATGACTGTCGGTCAGCGTGTAGGCGCTTTCCCAAGTCAAGACCATTTAGCACATTTGCTTACTCATATTTCATATGCAATGGATCCGCTTTACGGCGCAAATCCGATCATGGCGCCTGCACTGATACCAATTATGCTTGAGCACGTTAAGCAGCATTTGACATTATGGTACCTAAACGGTACGGATAAGTATGCATCAGAAGCACTCGGCCATGCGTTGAATACGCATGAAGTAAGACCTGTTGATGGTAAAACTCAACAAATCATTGCTGTATCAGCACAGCATGTAATGCATGATGCGCAACAGATGTTAACTAATGAAGTAATGCCTGCAATTCAGAAAATGCTTCAGACGCTTAAACAGATGCAAGGTCAGCCTCAACAGCCGACTGATCCAAATATCATGGCTCAAGTTAATGCTCTTGTGCAGACTTCAATGGCAGAGACTAAACGTAAAGCTGAGCTTGATAAAGCTAAAATGCAGCTAGATGCTCAGAAAATGGAGCAAGACAGACAAGAAAACCATGATGAGCTAATTGCCAAACAGCAAATTGAAGGCGCAAAGATTACGCACGATGCAAATATGTTAAGAATTGAGAATGAATTTGCACAGCAACAACAAATTGCCGAGCACAACAAAGAGTTACAAGCACAACAAATGCAGCATGTAGCAGAAGCACAACAAGCAAGTCAAGCAGCAGAGCAGCAAGCAATACAGCAAGAAGGCGCAACTCAACAACTTGAACAAGGAGCAGAAAATGTCGGAAGCAATCAACAAGCATAAGCGCATGGCTATGCACGGAATGGAAGAAGCAAACCATCTTAAAACAGGTGGTGTAGTTAAGAAGTTTGCAGACGGTGGGTCAGTGAATGCGTACCCTGAAAAAGGAATCGATAAACTGCCTGCAAAAGGCGTTAAGCCAAAGATGTCTAAGCCTGTACCACATGCAATCGCGACCATGAAGAATGGTGGCGGTGCAAAAAGGTCAAGTGGCAGAGGTCGTTAATGCAGATTATTAACAAATTTATTACTGAACTTAAAGCTGAACAAGCTTTGGTTGTGGAATCAATGGTAACTGGCAATTTTGCAAATTTTGAAAGTTACCAAAGATATGTAGGAAGGTATCAAGGCTTGGAAGAAGCTTTGAACATTTTAGATTTTTTATTAAACGAAAAGGAAAAAGATGTCGCATGATATCGAGCAAACACTAGTAGAAGCATTCCCTGTATTGGACCCACTGATGCTGCCGTATGGCGGTCGAGTACTTGTTCAATTAAGAGCAGTCAAAGAAAAAGTGACTAGCGCTGGTATTTACATACCTGAAGAGACCAAGGAAGTAGAAAAGTGGAACACAATGGTTGGAAAGGTCATCGCAATAGGCCCTTTAGCATTTAGAAACAGAGATACAAACGAACCTTGGCCTGAAGGAGCATGGGCTGCAATTGGAGATTTTGTGCGTGTGCCTAAATGGGGTGGCGATAGATGGGAAATTGACTTTGAAGATGAAAGAGGCGCAAAAGGAAGAGCGTTGTTCACATTCTTTAATGATCATGAACTTATCGGCAAAGTAACTGGCGACCCAAGATCAATTAAAGCG